GGCTATTTGGAAGGTTTTAGTAAAGGCTATCACCAAGCTAAATCAGAATGGGTAGAGTTGACTGAATACGAAATCAAAGGTGTTTTGGGGTTAAGTGAATCTTGGGTGGGTGAAGATTGTAGTATTCCAGACATGATTGGATTTGCTAAAGCGATTGAAGCTAAATTAAAGGAGAAGAACACATGAAAACCAAGCAAGAAATTAAAGAAGAAATCATTGAACTTTACGGGGCTACGCAAGCCTTGGGAGAAGTAATGAACTTACTTCATGCCCAACGCATGGAAAAAAGTAAACAGATGATGGCGCTGAACCACATGCTGAAGGAAATGGAGGACGACAATGACCGAACATGAAGTATTACGCCTTGCGTTGAGGGCGCTATATGGTTTTATTCCATATCTGCCAATTGAGCATGACAAGCAACAATGCGAAAGATATGACGAAGCCGTCTCTGCGATTGAAGCTAAATTAAAGGAAAAGAATGAAACATAAACACGCAGATTTAATTCACGCATGGGCAGATGGTGCTGAAATTCAGTATAGACCAGTTCCTGAATACGGAGAATGGAAAGATGAACCACGGCATTTAATTTGGGATAATCTTGCTGAATACAGAATAAAACCAGAGCAGGATGGTAGCCTCATCAATGAGGGAACCAAAACCAAGCAAGGTAAGCCTGTGAGCAAGTTTGCAAAGTTTACTGATGGCATTTGGCGAGAAGTTACAGACGGATCTGCCGGAGTTCTTCTCTATACTCATCCTAAAGAATGGGTAGGGTTAACTAAAGAAGATGCAGACAGTATAGAGTGTTGGTTTAGGGAAGAAATAGAAAATGATCGCTTCTCTGTTGAAAACTTGATCGCTCGTATAGATGCTAAATTAAAGGAAAAGAACACATGACACTCACACCTAAACAAGAAAATCAAATGCTTGAGGAACATTATCGTAATCACTGGGCAAAACTTATTTGTGGCGTCCGTGTTGAAGGAAATTCTGTAATTATCACGGTCAATGGAGGAAATGATGAGGCACGTTTTCTGTGCAAAGAACTTATTAACGAAATGGCAATATACAAGGAAAAAACATGAGCCTTATTACAAAAGAAACATTACTAATGCAATTGCAACGTGCAGAAATGGCAAGCGAAGTTACATTGCCAATAGATTCATTTCGTGACTTACTTTATCAAGCAATGCCTAAAGAATGGGTAGAGTTAACTGAGTACGACATCAAAGGTGTTTTGGGGCTAAGTGAATCTTGGGTGGGTGAAGATTGTAGTATTCCAGACATGATTGGATTTGCTAAAGCGATTGATGCTAAATTAAAGGAGAAAAACCATGTGGTTTCTGGGACATAAAGACGGTAAACCTTGGTGGCATAAACAAGATGCGGATGGTAATTTGATTCCTGTGACTAAAGAGGAAGACATTGCGAATAAAAAATATTGGCAAAACAAGCGAGACGAAATATCCGCAAAAGTTTTTAACGAATTCTTTAAGGAAAAAAAATGAATAGAAGACAATCACCAACACCACAACTCAGATGGATAGATAAACAAGTTTATCAGTATGATTTAAATGAGGGAAAAACCATTACTGTTCTTGAGCAGTGGCATCAAAACGAAGTGCTGACCGAGACACATGGTTGGCAATCAGTCGAAGGCGGGGAGTGGAAAGAGGTAAAGAAGGAAAAATCCAATGAATGAAGAAATTGAATTTAATGACGAGGAAGACGGTTCGTTATCAATAGACTTTTGTGCGGGACAAGGAAAAATGCTTGCTATTTCTATTGAGCCTAACGGAGAAATTTGTTGGGCACTTCACTGGGACGGACATAGAGAACACGGAACGCACAAATTACAAAAACGCATATTGGTAGGATTAACTAATGAGGAAATAGAAGATTGTTTTGACGAGAGTTGTCATCTTAAGGTTGTTGACCCCAAAGGTGGAATCAAAGGAAGTGTAAATATATTTGAAGTAGGACGAGCAATAGAAGCTAAATTAAAGGAGAAGAATACATGAGTGAAGAAGAAATACACAACATTTATTTGCATATGAGTGGCAAGGCAGAGGGGTTAGTTGAAGCAACTGGCAAAGCGGATTTTCCTGTGTTGTTTGCTAGAGCAATCCTTGAATACAGTAAAAAACAATGGGTAGGGTTGACTGATGAACAAATAGAAGATTGTTTTGAAGAGAGTTGTCGAATTAAAGTTGTTGAACCTAAAGACGGAATCAAAGGAAGTGTAAATATATTTGATTTTGGTAGAGCAATAGAGGCTAAATTGAAGGAGCGCAACACATGAACCTACACCCTGACTCAATAGAGAAGTTACTCATCGCTGCAAACGATTTAAAAGACGTAGACGGCAGACACCTTGGCTCGACCATGATGTACAAAGTTTTATCTAATGAATTCCTACGCGAGTATGTGCAGCCAACAGAGGAGTGGATTAACAAAATACTATACGCAAAGGAAAAGAACAATGAATGAAGTACTAGACTATTTGATACTCGTTGCCGTGCTCGGTCTCGGTGCTGTGTGGATAACCGCTGTGTTCTGCTACATATTATTTATACTGGGGGTGCATGATGACTAGAGAAGAAATAATTGAGATAGCTAGAAAATGCGGTTGGGATAGCCCTGCAAGTAACATGGCTCCTTTTTATGAATTTGCCAAACTTGTAGCAGAAAAAGAACGTGCGTCAAATCATGCATACATTTATGAATTGGAACGTGATCTAGAGGTGGCGCAAGACAAGATTAACGATTGTCTTGTATGTCTTAACTTTAACCCTTTAGAGGCGGCGCAAGATAAGATTAAAGGTTGTCTTGGAATTCTAAACTATAACCCAAGGGGACAAGCATGAATAAAAATATTTACACATGGATTTTTGTAATTGTATTTTTATTTTTTGCAATAAGATTTACCATCTGGTATGAATTATTAATATGGGACGAATGTAGATTAACTAATAGTGTTCTTTATTGCATGAAAATGGTGTCAAGATGAAAATATTTAAAGAGATAAAAATTGGTGATTATGTTCTTAGGTTTTACCCATCCGACACTGGTTGGATGTGCGGAATCAGTAAAGAAATGATGGAGGCGTTAGAGAAACTATTAAATGCAAGGGGGCAAGAATGAGTGACGGAGGAAAAGGATCAACACAACGGCCTGTTAACATGGATGTGTTTGCAGAAAACTTTGACAAGATTTTTAGGAGTAAACCAATGGATGAACAAACAAGAGAACTAGACTTACAACTTGGCGATGCACTAGCAGAACTAAACTTATACAAAGACGCAATAGAGGAAGCAAAGGTGATATGCGATGATGTGGATAGCGGTCGCTATGGCGATGCACTAGTGCACGTACAAAAGTTCCACGCTAAGTTAGAGGCGATACGTCAGTACAAATCTAAAGCCGTGGACATGGACGGCAGATGCTAATGACCGCATGGAGGAAAAAACAAGTGTTCCAAAAGATCAACACCTATGAAGGCAGACCTCTTGGTGTGCATACAGGCGAGGTAAATCAAATCTTTCGCCCTGCTTGGTTGTGCACCGTTTGTAAAAAGATATTCTTTAACAAAGAAGAAACAGAAACACACGACCACAAGGATAAGGACGATGCCAAGATCCAAAAGTGAAATAACAGGAAGCATAACCGTAAGCATACGCCTTAGCGATGCACAGAAAGAAATGTATTACGATTTAGGAGGGCACGATTGGTTAAGAAATTACTTAAACAGACAGATAAGGTCAGAAGAAATACAGTTAGGCATATCAACATACAAGGAGGGTACTAATGATCTCAAACGATAGACAACAGGAACTGTTTCCAAAAGCCGATGACAAACAAGTAGGCGGTAACCACTACAAAGACATGGGGATACAGCCGTGGACAGTAATGGAGAATGTATTGACACACACCGAGTTCGTTGGGTTCTTAAAGGGTAACGTCATCAAGTACTCTATGCGTGCAGGACGCAAAGGTGCGACAGAAGAAGACATAAAGAAAGCGTTTCACTGCATTGAGAAATTAAACGAGGTACTTTACTAATGGCTATGACTCCCGAGGCTTTAGTTAAAAAGCAAATCAAAGCAATCCTTAAAAACAACGAAGCCTACTACGCTATGCCAATCGGCATGGGGATGGGTAACTCAGGCGTGCCAGACTTTCTAGTCTGTCATAAGGGTCGCTTCATTGGCATTGAGGCTAAAGCCAAGGGAGGTAAGCCAACGGCACTACAACTTAAACACTTACAAGATATAAAAAATGCAGGAGGAGAAGCACATGTTATTAACGAAGACAACTTACACACTTTACAGGGGATACTAGATGGCACTAACTGAAGCCGAGAAAGAAATGGAAGCACGTATCGCAACGCTTTCAACCAAAGAACGCGATCATTTAAAAGAGTGCATACGCAGACTCGTCATGTGTTACGGTGAGGATGCGTGCACAGGCATGCTACTTGTCAAAGGACATTTGATCGGTGATATGGGCGAAGTGATCACGCTTAACTGCAACGAGATGGATGCAGCCGAGATGCTGGACGGACTCAAGAATTACTTTGACCATGTGAATATGAGAGATGCACCACCCAAGGAGATGTTTAATTGAGCGCCCCATACAAGACGATACTGACCATTGACTTTGAGACAAGGTGGGACAGTAAGGACTACACACTAAGTAAGATGACCACAGAGGAGTACATAAGAGATGCACGATTCACAGCTTTCGGAGCCTGTATCCACGAATACGGAAGTGATAGACAAACACAATGGTACAGAGGAGATGAACTTCCACGAATACTATCTACGTACGACTGGTCACAGACTGCCGTTCTTGCCCACAATGCCCAGTTTGACATCTCTATCCTCGAGTGGGTCTACGATGTCCACCCCTGTTTCATCTTCGACACCTTATCAATGGCAAGAGCTTTACGAGGCGTGGAAGTTGGAAACTCACTTGCAAAGTTGGCTGAAGACTTTGGACTCCCTGCCAAGGGAGTGGCAGTACATTCAACGAATGGACTCGAACGACTTAGTGACATCACTATTGAGCGAGAGTTGGCAGAATATTGCAAACACGATGTATACCTATGTGAGCAAATTTTCAGACGGTTGGTTCAAGGCTACCCTGCTAAGGAACTCAGACTCATCGACATGACGCTCAAGATGTACACGCGCCCCGTGCTTGTACTAGATCAGCCCATGCTCATCGAAGCACTCTCAGAAGAAAGGATTAAACGTGAGGAACTACTACAAACTCTCAACATTGAGGAGGCTACGCTTGCATCGAATCCGCAGTTTGCTGCCATTCTTACAACGCTTGGCGTCGTTCCGCCCACAAAAGTCAGTAAAACTACCGGGAAAGAAACACTCGCACTCGCTAAAAATGACGCGCTTTTCCAGGCGCTACTCAATGGTGAACGTGAAGACGTTGCCCTTTTATGTGAAGCGCGTCTTCGGGTTAAATCAACCACAGAGCGCACACGAGCGCAGCGCTTCTTGGACATTAGTCAGCGAGGTAGTCTTCCGGTTCCGCTTTCGTACTATGGCGCGAAGTCTGGACGTTGGTCGGCAGCCAAAGGCTCCGCTATCAATATGCAAAACCTCAAACGTGGGTCGTTCTTACGTAAAGCAATTATGGCTCCCGAAGGTTCGCAACTCGTTGTTGGAGATCTATCACAGATTGAGCCACGGGTTCTGGCGTGGTTGGCTGACTATCAAGATATGCTCGACATCTTCAAAGGAGGTGGCGACCCTTATGCGGCGTTCGGAGCG